GGAGTTGAGCTATTTGATGCGAAGCTCGCATTCGCGTGGCGCAAGATGTCAAGCGATATGCTTAGCCGACTGTCTCCAATGATGAAGGCTGACACTGTAATTGATAGCAAAAGAATTGGACAAGTATTGACCAACGCAAGCAACATTGACTTAGCTCTTGGTGCAGGAAAATACGCAGGCATCAGGGTAACAATAGACCCTAATCAATTGAGCTTTTTAAACTTCTACTTATCGAGTTTGCAGATTGATATCTATACGATGGCAGTGCCAGTGCCGATATTAGTTTTTGATATGACTACGCAGAAACTTGTTGGCACATTTAACTATCAATCTGAGGCAGTTGAGGAGTTTATCGGCAGGACCTACAAAGCTAATCGCAGGAAGTTAGATTTAGCGTTTGTTTATGAATCGCTTTACGATACTACTAAGATGATAACTAAGAAGGGCAGTTGCTATGATTGTGGCGGCGGCATTCGCTCGGTGCATATCTGCCCGTTTGTTGATGCAGTTGGAATTGAGCTGACAACAGACGGCACTTCGGTGCTGACTTCAAAGAGCAAAAAATACACGCAAGGTATGTCAATTGTTTACAATGTGAACTGTGACAGAGAGGCTTGGCTGTGCAGCATCGGCGGATTGATGGCAATGCCTTTGGCTTATGCTACTGCGGTTGAGATATTTAATTATGGCTTACAAATCAGCCCGAATCAAAGAGTAAATACTTCAGTAAGTGTTAACATAGGAAGCAAACCATTTGCAACGGCAGACGCTAACGATGGAATGATAGCAGCACGCGATGTCGCAGCAACAAGATACAACGAGGAGCTTGCAGCGATGTTGCAAAATATGAGACTGCCTGATGACAACAACTGCTTTGATTGCAGAAAGAATATGAAGTATGTAACAGCACTTCCATAATGGCAACTCCGAAGGAAGTAAGCGACAGAATCAACTCGCTCTTTGTAGAGTGGAGCGGAGGCTTTACTCCGCTATTTTTCGCGGTGCTTGATATGCGCCGCGAAATGTTTATTCGCATCTTCGGAACGGGCACAAATGGCGGAAGTAATACAGCAGGCGCAAAGCTACCGACAAGACCTTACACTCCTGCCTATGCGCTTATCAAGCAAAAGAACGGCAGACCACCACTGGAGCTAACTGGCTTTCTAAAAAGGTCATTTGCTACCGACCAATCAAGCGTCTTTAATCAAGGCTTCGGCTCAGCAATTTACATTCAAGCGGACGAGTCGGGCAAGGTCGAAGGCTTGCAAAAGTTATACGGACCAATCTTCCAACCAACAAAAGAGGAGCAAGATAGAATGCTGCAATTGCACGCAGAATTATTAGCAGAACAAATCGCAAATCAAATAAGCAAATAATGAACTTACTACGCACAATAATTGAAAGGCTTAACCAACGCATTGAGGTAGCTAATATCTTCGATAAGCAGTTCGGCTTATGCGAGCTTAACGCAAACGGAAACGATAAGGCTTGGGTGCATTACATAGGTAACGGGCAGGCAGAGGTTGTTACTAACTTCGATGCTAAAAATGGCACGTTGTTTTGGGCGAAGCGCAGCAAGGTTACAGTCAACAAGACCGATGCTTATAAGGTAAGCGGCTGCAAGCAATTGTACATTACAAGTTTTCCTCTAACTGCTTATGCCATCGTGCGCAAATCTCATCTACCTTGCGACAGCGAAGATGCGCAGGATTGGCTTGCTTCAAGAATTTACAAGCTCTCAAGCGGCACTGACCCACTATTTAAGCAGAGCATCGGAGTAATCAATTACGAAGTTGTACCTTCGGGCTACATAAACGAAATCAAAACACTAACGGCTAACTACGAATGGGCTTGTGTTAGTGTAGATGTCGATGTGCAAGTAATCACTTCGAGCGAAGATGGCTGCTATGATACTTGCGCAACGGGCGATATTCCACTTCCTGACTTGCAACCTTGCACACCTTGCTTAACCGAAGTTGCTGTTGATGGCGTTACAATAATTGGAAACGGAACGGCAGCAGACCCACTCAGCGCAGTTGGTGGCGGAGGCGGCACACCGCTGCGCACGCAGAACGAAGGCACAAACGTAAGCACCAACACAACAACATTGAACTTCACGGGTGCAGGAGTAACTGCATCGCTGACATCGCCAGGAGTGGTTGAGGTGAATGTGCCTGCGGCAAGCGGCGGAGGAGTTACTTCGGTAACTGGCACAGCTCCGATTGCATCAAGCGGCGGAGCAACTCCCGACATAAGCATCAGCCAAGCAGATGCAACAACTGACGGCTACCTCAGCTCGGCTGATTGGACTAACTTCGATGGGAAGTTTAATGTGCCAACAGGAACAAGCGCCGACTACTTAGATGGAACAGGAACACCTACACCATTTCCGACTTTACCAACGGGCACAGTAACTTCGGTTGACCTTACAATGCCTCCTGCATTTTCAGTTAGTGGCAATCCAGTAACAAGCAGCGGAACTATAGCAGTAGCAGCGGCAGGACTTAGCAGCCAGTATATTCGAGGCGATGGGCAGCTTGCAAACTTTCCAACAAATCAAGGCGGCGGCTCATCAGTTAGCTATTATCTCAACGGCTCAGTTACGCAAGATGTAGCAACTTATAAGGAGATGAGTAGAACTCCAATTTTAGGTGCAGGAACAGACTTTCAAAGAACAAATGCTCAAGGCAACGGATTGATTGCACAGTTTATCACAGATGCAGGAGACCCTAATTTGCTATCTATACCCGCAGGAAATTGGAATTTAGAATTATTTTTTAGCGCATCTTCGGGGGGTGGTAGCCCATCGTTTTATGTTGAATTATACAAATATGATGGAGTTACTTTTACTTTAATTGCAACAGATTCTGCAACACCTGAAGGCATTACAAACGGAACTACAATCGATGCTTACTTTACTGCTTTGGCAGTTCCTGCAACAACGCTAACTGCTACCGATAGACTTGCAATAAGAGTGTTTGTAACTACATCAGGTAGAACAATCACATTGCACACAGAGAATAGTCATCTCTGCCAAGTAATTACAACTTTCTCAACTGGCTTAACTGCGCTTAATGGCTTAACTGAGCAAGTGCAAAACTTAGCAGTTGGAACTTCGGGAACTGACTTTGGTATATCATCCGTAACTGATACTCATACTTTCAACTTGCCAACTGCAAGTGCAACTAATAGAGGGGCATTAAGCTCTACTGATTGGACAACATTCAATAATAAGCAGGATGCATTGTCAAGCGGCACAAACATCAAGACCATAAACTCCACATCAATACTTGGAAGCGGCAACATTGCGACACCTTTCGAGCTTGTTGTGGCGGCATCAGATGAGAGCACTGCGCTAACTACTGGCACTGCTAAGATAACTTTTAGAATGCCGAGAGCAGTAACACTAACATCAGTTAGAGCATCGCTCACAACTGCTCAGGCAAGCGGCAGCATCTTCACAGTTGACATCAACGAAAACAGCACAAGCATACTTAGCACCAAGCTAACAATCGATAACACAGAAAAGACAAGTTTTACCGCTGCAACTCCGCCAGTAATTAGCGACACAGCACTTGCAGATGACGCGGAGATTACAATTGACATCGACCAAATTGGTGATGGTACAGCAAAAGGATTGAAGGTAATGTTAATCGGTACTGTCGCATGAGTTTCTTAGTTAACCCATATTGGTATCCAAGCGGATGCGACCCTGATGCTGTTGCTTTTTTAACTGCGGCAGGAATTACCGACCCGACAATCACCTCAGCGATTTGCACATTGGTTATTTCAATGAAAGCAAATGGCACTTGGGCAAAGATGAATGCGATTTATCCTTTCGTTGGTGGGAGCAGTGCAACTCATCGTTGGAATTTGAAAGACCCACGCGATTTAGATGCTGCATTTAGGTTACAGTTTTTTGGCTTTTGGACGCACTCTGCAAATGGCGCATTGCCAAACGGAACAAACGCTTACTGCAATAGCTTTTTAACACCATCGGTAACATTCGCAACTAACAGCCATTCATTTGGAATTTATTCCCGAACTAATAATGTTACGGGAAATAGGATTTATGGTAGTTTTAGCACTGCTACTCAAACCCTACAACACAATTTAGTAATTACTGGCGGTTTGCAAGGTGCGTTTCAGTCGGGTAATTCGGGCTTTTTATATCCAATAAACACGACATCGTTATTCGTTGCAACAAGAACATCGTCAACAGTATTTAAAGCCTTTAGAGCAGGCGCATTGTTAGGAAGCAGCGCTACTGCAATGACATCATTACCAACATTTCAATTTACATTTGCAGCAAGAAACTCAGGCACAATATTACAATTCACTCCGCATCAACTTGCGTTTGCATTTTTAGGTGCAGGTTTAACCGATGCCGAAGCAGCGACATTATTCACAGATGTGCAGGCGTTTCAAACTACTTTATCTCGAAATGTGTAATTATGATAGAAGTACACCTACTCACAGCAGAACAAGCAGCGTCGTTAATCGGTGTTGAGTTTCTGCCTTACAGCTATTTCAACCCAATCCAAGATGCCGATGGCAATTGGGTAATAACTCAAGAAGAAGTCAATCAGTGTTCAATTGATTGGGTGAAAGCATTACCTTTGATAACTTTTAAACCAATAGAATCATGGCAGGAATAAAAATAACTGACTTACCAGTTCTCGCATCAGCAGATGCAGCAGATGTACTTGTAATTGTTGATGTATCTGATACATCAGAATCGGCAGCAGGAACTACTAAAAAGATTGAGGTAGATAAATTTGCAACAAGCGGAAGTTGGACTCCGACATTTAGTGACTTTTCAGGACCTATTACAGCGGCAACCTTAACATCAGCGACATATCAAAGAGTAGGCAACATTGTAACTGGTTACATTAATGTTGATATTACTTTTGATTTTAGCGCAGCAACTGATGGGAGCTTTGAGTTTACATATCCATTTGCAACAGCAAGTAATTTAGGAGGTGGGAGTGTAAGTTCGATATTTGTTCCTAATCAGTTTAATGGAGGAGTCAAAGAAAATGTAATACATCTATTGTCAGAAGATACAACACTAACTGGCACTTTTGCTTTTTATGCCATCTTCCAATATGAAATCAGTTAGCACCAAAGGTCTTGACCTGATTAAATCTTTTGAAGGCTTGTCGCTGAATGCTTACCTTTGCAGCGCAAACGTGCCGACAATAGGCTACGGCAGCACCTATTATGCAAACGACCAAAAGGTTAAGATGGGCGATAAGATTACCAAAGAGCAGGCTGAGGTGCTACTGCGTAAAACAGTGCGCGACTTCGAGCAGAATGTTAATGCATTACTTAATGGAGTCGCAGTCAACCAAAATCAGTTTGATGCGTTGGTGTCTTTTGCTTTTAATCTTGGAACTGGTGCGCTTGCTAAGTCAACGCTTCTAAGTAAGGTCAAAGCAAATCCTAACGACATAACCATAAGCCGCGAGTTTGATAAGTGGGTAAATGCAGGCGGCAAAAAGAGCAGAGGATTAGTCAAACGCAGGCGCATGGAGGCTGAACTTTATTTCAGCAAAAGCGTATAATAGCCATGAGGCGAAAAATCAGCAAATCTCGGCAAGTATTGGATATTGTAGTTAAACACTGGCGGTCCACAATAGGCTCAATGGTAATTTTAGCAAGCGTCTTTGCCCTGATATTTAAGCAGATTTCAACCGAAACGCTCGCAGCAATTGTTGCAGCGATGATTGCCGCAGGATACATTCCAAAAGCTAAGACCGATGATAACTGAAAGAACTGATACAATCGTAACTCTGAGCA